CCAGACGCATAAATCGATAGGGTGGAGGCGTGATCAACCACCTTGATAGTCAACGCTTTGGTTGCGACAGCCGCACCCGAATCCGTTACGGTAAAGGTAATGTCTTGAGGGGTGTAAGTGGTTCCAGTCGCAACAAACCCACTTAGAGTCCCTTCAGTGGACAAGGCTATTCCAGTCGGTAGGACTCCCGAAGGAGCGGTCCAAGTGTAACTCTCGGTCCCACCATAAGCATTGAGGTTGAAGGAATAACTTTCCCCTCGAATGATGGCGGGGACTGATACGGTCGAGATCGAAAGGGTGTTGCTGAATGCTAGAGTTAGGGTAGCCTTATTGATCGCTCCCTTAGAGTCCACAACCGCTACCACAATATTAGATGCGTAGGAACTTCCCGCATATGTTCCGGATAACACACCAAGAGTTGATAGGGTGATGCCAGTCGGTAGGGCTGGGGAGGAGGAGTCCAACGCCCAAGTTAGGCTACCGTGTCCCCCTACAGCATTGAGAGGCACAGAGTAGGGTCTGTTGGTTAGGGCGGGGAGGGAGGAGGTCAGGATCACCAGAGGAGTGGCGTAGAAGATCTCTAGTCTCTTGTAAAGAAGTCCGACCCCACCATCCACATCCGTTGCCTTGATCCACAAATCGAAGTGTCCCGCTTCGGTTGGGATTCCGGTAAGCACAGGAGTATTGTAGGACTTGGAGACTCCGGTCTCTGTCGTGGCAGTAGTGATCGTTTCGTTAACGATAATGGTGGAGGAGTTAACAATAGACGCAATCGTCACATCCATGTTATTGGCTGTAGTGGCGAACCCGGAGAGAGCGACTCGATTCCCCGCGGCTAGACCGTCCACAATCCAACTTCCGCTAGATCGAATGATTGTTTTGGCGGTGCTATCGAAAGTCATGGTGCCGGTGGTTAGGACTCTGGCAGTATTCAAAGCCAGTCCAGAAGGCAGGGTGCCGGAATAAACCACCACTTCGGCTAGATCATGGGTGGTTGTGGTGAAGATGGAACCCGTGTAACTGAATGAAACCGTTCCGGAGGGAAGGCTCTCTACAAGAGAGAAATCACAAGATACTACATCAAAGTGTATTTCAATAGTCCCGGTCAGAAGATTCGTTAGGGGGTCGATGAATTCGATGGTTGAGACTGAAGGGATGGTAGCAAGCAACTTCCCATAGATCAAACCAGTATTGGAGTCTAAACTGAGTCCTTCGGGTAGGACACTGGCATAATGAACTCTTGCGGTCCACTTATGTCTTTCGATACTGGGGGAATTGAAGTAGGCTTTCTGGGGGTTTAGGGTAAAGAATTCCCCCGAAATTATAGGTCTGGTATAGCAGACACCCGTAATGACGGACTCATCATAATTTCCATCGTAGGCTGGGATGGTGAAAGTTTTGGATACGGACGCTACGGTAGTGTCACTAAATTGTAAGTTAATCGGAACCGTAAGTTCAGCATTTTGTGCGAGGGTAGGGGGTCCAGAGAACTTGACTCTCTTAGCCGAACCCTCAACATTGTATGAGACTCCGTTGGCGAATGTTCCGCTGGAGTCCTGGATAGATAGACCCGATAGGGTTCCGGTGATAGGGAAGTAGGATTCGGTCGAATCCTGAACATACCAATACTTAACCAGAGAGTTGGGGATATTGATAGTAGAGATCTCAGGACGAAGCGAATAGGAGAAGGCTCTGGTGGAAGTTGTTGGTATGGAGGACGAGTCCGCTACGGTAGCGGAGAAGGTGTGAATTCCCTCTGTATAACCCGCATCAGTAAACAGAGTTTCGATCTGACCATCAACTAGTTTGTAGGCCGAAGGTGCGAGGACTTTAAGGCTAAGGATGCGAGTGACCGTTTTGTAATCATCTTCAGCCTGTAGACCTAGAGTGAAAGTGCCGTACTGACTTACCGTGTAGGCCAGAACTTTATTACCATAGACATCTTCAGTGATAACCGTTCCGGGTAGGGTAGTTTGAGAGTCAATCAAACCCCACACGACAGTCCCCTTGTTTCCAGAACTCTGAAGAGGGATGTATCCTTCGTATGGGAAATCGCCGGGAATGACAGAAGTGGACTCGTTCAGGATGGTGAACTTGGTTGCGCTCAGAACCTTAATTGTCAAAACTTTTGTGGTGGTATGGCTGGCAGAATCAGTAATCTGCACATTTAACTTGTATGTCCCGGCTTCCAGATAGGTCGTATCGACAGTTATGGTTTGATCTATTGTGCTGAAAGTTACGGTGGCTATTCCAGATACTCCAGGTTGGGGGTAACCCAACATTGGAAGAGTAGTTAGATTATTATGCAGGACAGAATAGGTATAGGGTGCCTCTCCCCCGGTAGTGACAAGTGAAATGATTTGAGCGGCCATTTATGATCCTCAATATAGAAGCGGAAACCTGATTATTTAAATTAAGGAACAATCAGGGTGATGGTGGTACTACCGGTTACGGACATACCCTTAGAGTCAGTTACGGTAATTCCGACTGGGATCGTGTATCTCCCAGATGCCGGGGTTGCACTAGAGTAAGGTTGAGAGTAAAGCAATCCGCTTGGTGTAGCCACCCACACTCCGGCAGTCACTTCGTAGAGAGAATCACTCGAAGAGAAGTCTCTGATACTCAGGCTAGTTCCAGTTCCGAGGGTATTACTGTTATAAGATAGGACACGATTCGTAGCCGAGGCTTGAACCATGCTCGAAGGAACTGAGGTGAGGTTAACGCTGTTCACTACCCACTGATAAGGGATGTGACCAGATCTAGGCTGGATACACTGGTAAAGAGAGAAGGTAGAGGTGGTGTTGGGGATGAAGACCCACTCCTTAGGTGGGAAGGCCGCATCAATGTAAGACTCTGCATCCACTAAGATGCTGACATTACCCACCGTAGAGATGACAGATTGGATGGGGATGGAACTATCTTCCACCACATAGGTCACATCACAAGCCCCTGGTTGTAGGGTTGGGGAAACACTGCTCATCTTCAAGGTTAGTTGTCCACCTACAATCTCAAAGTTCGTGGGATTGGAGATAGAGGAGGCGGTGTAAGTGTAAGGTCTGGTTCCTCCCGAAATGGTGAGCGGTGGTGCTGGGATGAAGGTGGAGGCATATTCGGAAACATGGACTAGAGGCTGAACAATTCCCGTAGCAACCAATTGGGAAGCGGTCACTGAGAATGAACCGGTGGGGTTGTTGAACCCACCCGTGGTAGTGAGAGACCCGATACCCGATACCGAAGAAGTGAAGTCATAATAAGCGTCCCACTTTTGAGCATAAAGGGAGTTACCCAAATGTCCCATACCCGTATCACTCGTAACATTTACATTAGTTGGAGTGGCAGTTAGGGTTCCAAAACTAGAGGCGAGAACTACAGGGCAAGAATTTACCTTATAGCCTTCGATGCTCAGTTTGATTACCGAGTGATTGGTAGCATAGTTGTACTTGGCCCCCAGGATCAGAGGTGCGGTTGGACCCGTAAGCGTTACGATGGGATCGACAATATCCAGGTAGAAGGTGCGAGTATCATAACCGGCTCCAACCGCACTTGCGGTCACATGGAACACATAGCGTTGAGCCACAGAGGGGATGCCACTAATCTGGAAAGAGTTATCAGGCTTGGTGGTGAACACCAGTCCCAGGGATTCGTAGTTCGTCTGCTCCACGAAGGGGAGGCTCCAAACCACATCCTGATTAGCCCATACGGTCATATCCAGAACCGCAAGATCCGCATCGGTATAGCCTCTGAACGAAGGAGTCGTATCTCCGATATCCTGGAGATAGGTGTATCCAACGATCTTGACTGGGTTTGTAGAGGCGGTCTTAGGCACATAGTTTACATTGATGGCGGCGGTTTGAGATACGGTCCCGTCCTTATCTACGGATTGCACATAAACCACATACGAGGCGTTCAGACTCCCATCATACAGGGGAGACGAACTAGGCAGTATGAGGGCTGGGTTACCTGATGCATAACCGATAGTGACACCCGGAAGAGTTGAACCATCAACGATAGCGAAAGAGTAGGGTGCGGTCCCACTAGCCGCAGTTAAGGGTGAGGCGAACTCACTACCACCGTAAGTGATGGAGAGAGGGTCATAGATATCGCCTTCTAAAGTCAAAGTTTTAGTGGAAGTGATTTCAACAACCGAAGTGGTAGTTGTGTTCGTTCCTCCATCCGCACAGAAAACAAACATCGATTTTGAAGCGATGGGAGAACCGGTTATGGAGTAGAGGGTTAGTGTCCCAATATGGTAGTCGGATAGGGGTCCGAATAGTGGGTCTACAACCTTAACTATTTTCTGGTTAGCGGTTGGGATTCCAGCACCGGAAGTAGAGTCGGCAAACAGGAAGAAAGCGTAGGGACCGGCACCAACTCCCGATGACCCCCAACCTTGAGGTAGGATACCTGACCCGTCATTGAAGACCCCGGCTCCTAAGGTAGAGACAGTCCAGTTCGGAGTAAAGGCAGAGACTCCCATGGGGGTGTAGTTTGCTTCGGCCCCACCCTGTACCGTAGTGGACAGTGTGCCAGCGACAGCGGGGAAGTTCGAAGCTAGGGCCATACTACTAAAGTCGTTATCCCACAGACCGACTCCATAAAACTCAGTCGCATCGGCTAGATTCTTATAAGCCGTGTTATTTTTGCAGTTGGGGAGGGATGCTAGTTTTCTGTAAGTCCAACCAGCCGTATTATTGGTCCCGTTCTTCTTCACCCCGATGTATTCGAGAGTGATGGAGTGCGCTTCGGTGCTGTTATCGTTAGCGGTAATGGTTATGATCTTGGAGTAAGAGACTCCAAAGCCGTCCGAGTCCACGACCTTAACATGGATGGTATAGACC